AGACAGCTACGACATGGAGCGCGGCATTATAAACGATTGGAAAACCGCCAGCGTCTACAAGATTATGAAAGACGATTTTTCGGATTGGTACAAGCAGGGCATGACCTACGCATGGCTTTTGAAACAGAACGGGCTGGAAGTTCGCCGCTGCCGCTTCATCGCGCTATTGAAAGACCACAGCATGACAAAGGCAGAAACAGACAGCAGCTATCCGCAAGCCCCCGTATTTACCTACGAGTTTGAAGTTACACCCGAAGAGCTGGAACAGGCGGGCGCAAGAATCACGGCAAAAGTAAAGGACATCGAAGCCGCCGAGCTTTTGGGTGATGATGATATAGCACCATGCACACCCGAAGAACGCTGGGCAGACCCCGAAAAATACGCCGTAATGAAAAACGGCCGTAAAACAGCCGTTCGCGTATTTGACACATTGATAGACGCGGAAAATTGCGCGGGCGAATTGGGTAACAGCCATTATGTAGAAACCCGCCCCGCAGTATCGAGAAAATGCGGCAAATATTGCCTTTGCAAAGATTTTTGTAGTTTCTACAGGGGGAACAAATGACAGATTTAAACCATGTAATCGAAATCGGGCGATTAACACGCGACATCAGCGAGCGCGATTTTGGATATACGACAGGCGGCACAGCGCGCCTTAATTTGAGCATTGCCGTAAACCGCAGCGAAAAACGCAACGGCGCGTGGCAGGATAAAGTCAGCTATTTTGATGTAACCGTATGGGGCAAGACCGCCGAAAACATCAAATCATATTTGCACAAAGGCAAACAGATTGCAGTAGACGGCTACCTCGACCAGCAACGCTGGGAAAAGGACGGCGTAAAATACAGCAAGGTTGTAATTATTGCCGACAGCGTCCAGCTTTTAGGCGGCAACGAGAACGGCCAGCAGAGCGCACCACAGGCACAGCAGCCAGCGGGCGACTATCAGCCAGCGGGAAGCGGCGACGACTTCCCCGAAGATATACCGTTTTAGCGAGGTGGAAACATGGAAAAGAAAGCCATAGACATATACGAATCATTAGCGCAGCCGCCTAAAAGCGCGCTCCGACAGATTGAAGCAGGAAAATTAAAGGGTAAAACCGACATTAACCCGCAGTGGAGATACAAGGCCATGACCGAAGCGTTCGGCCTTGTAGGAATCGGCTGGAAATATGAAGTCCGCAAATTGTGGACGGAACAGGGCGCAGGAGCGGAAAAGCTCGCCTTTGCACAGGTTGCCGTATACATCAAGGACGGCGACGCATGGAGCGACCCTATCGAGGGAATCGGCGGCAGCCGTTTAGTGCAGCTCGAAAAAGGCGCGGCTGTAAGCAATGACGAGGGCTACAAAATGGCCGTAACCGACGCTTTCAGCACCGCATTAAAAATGCTCGGCGTAGCAGCCGACATCTACGCTGGACGTTGGGACGGCAGCAAATACAAAGAAGAGCTGCCCGCACCCGTAGAAGCCGTAAAAAAGGCATTTAATGGCGAAGTAGTACAGCAAAAGAAGCAGCCCGCAAAATTGGCATTTGAGCCAAAGGGCGGCGAAACAACGGCAGAAGAAAAAAGGGAAATCGGCAATTTACTAAAAAGCAAATACGCAGACGGCGCGCCGATTTTCAGCAAAGAAGAAATGAAAGCCTACAGCGACAGCCGCAAGGACTACACAGCCCGCGAGGTAATCGACAACATCAAAGCGGAATTGCAAAAGCGATTAACGCCGCCGCCAGCGGCAGAACCCGCAGCAGCCGAACAGCCCAGCTTTGACGATATGCAGCCCGTAGAACAGAGCGAGCAAGGCTTTGACATCTTCTAAGGGGAGCGGCGGAAAATGGTGCAGTATGTATTAAAACGGGTAACTATTGCGGGGCGCATTGCGTTTGAACCGCCCGCCGATTTGGGAGCGACTGAAAACATAAAACGCGAATTGCGCAAATGCCGCGATAAACATAACGACTATGTGCTTGTAACCATTCAGCCGCCCCGAAAGCCGCGCACGACGGGGGAACATTCGCAGAATCACCACCTTAACGGGCACATCATGCAGATATGCAACGAAACGAGCAACAGCTACGACGCAATTAAATATTGCGTCAAAATGCTGGCCGTTGAGGAAATGGGCTACCCCTACGAATTAGTAGACGGCCACATCTGCCCGCAGAGCGAAACGGATTGCAGCACCGAAGAGTGCGCAAAGCTAATAGAAGCAGCCCATGTTTGGGCGGCACATCACGGAATAATTTTACAGGAGTAAACGAAATGAATATCAATATTAAAAATTGCGAAGTAAACATCATCACGGGCACAGATACGCTCGAAATCAACGGCGGTACACAGCCAGCAGTAGCCGAAGCCCCAGCAGAGAGCACACGGCCAGCAGAAAGCAAAGAAAGCGGTTTTATTAGCGAAATGACCTATAGCGAGTCCGCATTTATGGCAAACCGCGACAAGGTAAGAATAGGCGACCGCGTAAAGCTCCCGTCATTCACCGTTCCCGCCGTAAAAATGGACGGTGACGAAGTAATGGAGTTCGACGAAAAGAACATCAGAGCCGACGACGCTATCGTAATCGGCAAGGACGAAAACGGCAATTTTATTTTGATTTTTGACCATTGCCTTTTTGAAAGCGCAATAGATCTGAACGACGAAAAACGCTTCGAAATGACCCAGCTCGGGCAGTATTTGCAAAGCGAGTTTTTGCGCGCAATGAATGGCGCAGGAATCCCTGCCGAATCTTGCGGGCTTATCAGTAAAGACGAGATGTTCGGCGATAATCCGCTCGAATATTTCAAGACAGGCCGCAACCGCATAGCGTTTGATTTTGACGAGGATTACAGCCGCTACTATTGGCTTTCTACATTGTACGATGAAGTTGCGTTCGCCGCTTATTTCTGCTATGCCGGCGGCAATGGCCTTAGCAACTACTACGGCGCGAGCCGTGCGAGCTGTTACGTTCGTCCCCGCTTCGTAATATCTGCAATCTAACAATCTGCGGGGCTTCGTCCCCGCATGATAAGGGGGAACAAATGGAAACAAAGGATTTTATAGTATTAGTTGCACAAATGAGGACGAATCAAAAAGCGTACTTCAAAACGCGCAGCTATGAAGCATTGAACGAAACGAAGCGGCTCGAAAAGCTCGTCGATAACGCAATCGAAGAAATGACCGCCCCGAAAAATCCACAGCAAGAGTTAGAATTATGACGGAAACGGAGAAAGAGCAGCGACGCTACGCGCTGGCAATCAGCGGCGGCGTTTGTGAGGTTTGCGGGCGGCCATTACGCGACGGGCAGCCGCAGGGAGCGCACCGCATAGGGAACACACAGACAAACCGCGCCAAATACGGTGATTTTGTAATAGACCACCGTTTTAATATCGGCATGACTTGCAGCCTAAAGTGTAACGGAGCTTTAGACATAAGCCGCGATATTGGCGCAGTAATAAGGCTTTGCGCTCGGATATATGCAGCCGAAGCGCAAAAATACGAGGTTAAAAAATGAGGGAGTCCTTTGTTTTTCACGAAGATTACATCTGCGATTTACCCGCAGACTACAAGGCGGATTTTATACGCTACACCGTAGAATACGGATTGTACGGACAAAAGCCGAAGATTGCCGACGGCACATTAGAAATGGCATTGTGGGCTAAAATTGCCCGCAGGATAGACGCGGAAACAGAACGCTATCAAGCCATAAGCGCAAAGCGACGCGAAGCAGCTAACAAACGCTATGCAAAAGCAACGCCGCCAACTGCAAAAAATGCAAATGCAGATTTTGCAGAAGAGCCAAAAGCAAAACCAGCAAAAGCAGAGCCAGCCAAGCGCGCGAGCTTTGAAAAGCCAACGGTTGAGGAAATCGCGGCATATTGCAGCGAACGCAAAAACGGCATAGACCCGCAGGCGTTCTTTGATTTTTACGAATCCAAAGGCTGGAAAGTCGGAGCTGTAAAAATGAAAGATTGGCGGGCAAGCGTCCGCACATGGGAGCAACGCCACAAGAGCGAGGGCGGCAACCGAAAAGCGGGCGGAATGTGGGGAAACGAAAACGAAATCCCCGACGAAATCACAGATTTATTTTAATTAAAAAATATAAAGAGGTGCGGAGAAATGAACGAAGTGAGAAAATTATCGGACATATTGAATATTGATTTTTCGCAATATTCAGCCGAACGCGACGCAGAAATCGCGGAAATGGAGCGCAAGCAGGCAGAGCGCGAGAAAATAGAACGCTATAAAAGACAAGCCCCCGCGCGCTATTGGAATGAGAGCATAGACACATACAAGGCAGAAACAGAAGCGCAGATAAAAGCAAAGACGGCGACCTATGATTTTATTAACGCCGTAGATTGCGGCGTATTTTGCAGCCTTATTTTTATCGGTACAGTAGGAACAGGAAAAACACACCTCGCCCTTTCAATTATCCGAGAGTGCGGCGGAATGTATCGGCTATCGCCCAACATCGTAGAAGAATTGCGCCGCGCAAAATCATTTACGGCCAAAGAATCAGAAGCCGAAATCTTGGAAAACTACGGCAACGCGCGGCTATTGGTAATTGACGAAATCGGGCGCGGAGTAGCCGCAGCCGAAGAACAATATATGTTGTATCAAATCATCAATGAGCGATACAACCGCCGAAAGCCGACGATTTTAATTAGCAATCAGACAAAAAAAGATTTTTTGAATTATGTAGGAATCGCCGCAGCCGACCGCTTAACCGAGAGCGCGCAAGTTGTGGAGTTTACGGGTAAAAGCTACCGCGGGGAAATAAGGCGCGAAAATGCAAACAGCGCAGCCCGTCCAGCTGGAGTTTGACTTCGGAGAGTTACCGCAGGCAAAGCAGACACCAACCCCGCCCCATTATGACCAGCCGCAAAACGACAACGAGCGACTATTAAATTATCAATGGGAATATAAAAACGGCGACAAAAGCGCGCTAAATGCCATGTATAAATTAGGCTATAAAATCGCCCTTAAATACATCAACGCAAAGGCGCGCAAAAATCGCCATATAGGAGAATTGAGCTACAGCGAAAAAGAGGAAAAGGCGCACAATGCCATTACATACATAATAGCCCGCTATTTACGGGTACAGGATTTTGTAATTATGGAGAGCTTCACCAGCTATTTATATTTACGAATACAACACGAATTATTTTACCGCCGCAAGGTTGACGAGATTGTCAGCTTTGTAGACATGGAAACATTTTATAGAGGTGCGAAAAATTGACAGACTTAAACGAGATACCAAAAGCAAAAAAGAATTATCCGCATTGCCTGCGCTTTGTATTAAAAGGCGTATGGTATGACAAAATTAAAAGCGGCCAAAAGCGCATAGAATACCGCGAAGTTAAACCGTATTGGGATAAACGAATCAGAAATCTTTATCACTTCAACAACACGCCCGATTTTAACAAGTGCATTTTTACACGCGGATATACAAACGAAATGATAATAGCCGAAATCGAGCGAATAGAAATTATTTGCGGAATCAATACGGATCTTCACATAAATAAAAATGTGTACGCAATTCATATAACAAATGTAAGAGAATACGGGGTGTAAAATGAAAGTGTATTTTATGCAGGACGGGAAGCCCGTAGAAATAAAAAGAAGCACAGAATTAAATATTAAACTTTCCAAAAAGGAAAAAGAAAAGCTGCGGCAAATGCGAAAGCATAGAAGCGGTTCAATTTCAATTTCCTTTGAGATTGCCGACCTATACAAGGATTTTAAAGCCAAGATAAAAGAACAAATCAAAAGGGGTGCTAAATGACAGATTTACAAATCGAGGAATTAGAAAACTATTTCAAGCCCATTTATTACGTTGAATATGAAATCATACCCGACGGCGAATTATTCCCGCGTCTTTTCCGTATGGGATATTATGATAAACGCTGCAACAAAAAAGAAGCCCTGCGAGCATTTGAGCAATTAAACGGCGCGCGCGTAATTGAAAAGAACATGAGGACAGGGACAGAGAAAATTATAAAAGAGCGCGTCCCCGCATAAAAAAAACATCACGAAAACATTATATTTTATTTAGCCCTGCATTTGCGGGGCTTTTTCATTTAACAAAAATGACTATATAGGCAGGAGGATATAAACCAATGAAAAAATGGGGAATTATCGGAGCTTTGCTTTTTGCGGGCGCGGTTGTATTCGGCTATTTTTGCAACTTTCCAGCAGCCACAATTATTGAAATTGCGGTCGCAGCTTTTGGACTTTGCGCGGTAATCGTATCAGCCGTAAAGGGCGCAAAAGAAAAGAAAATCGCGACATGGAAAACTATTGTCGTAATCGTATTTGCAACCATTGGCGGCGTGGTTTGCTGCCTTGGCGGACTTGCGCAGAATATCTTTGCAGAAATCAGCGGCGCAGCTCTTGCGCTTTTGGCTGTAATTTTCGGCATGGTATACAACAAGAAGTAAAAGGGTTTACACCCACACGGCGGCAATGCACCGCACCTCGCAAAGCCGCCGTTTTTTTGATACTAACGCCATTTGTAAAAATGACTATGTATATAGCGGAGCAGCAGCGCGTAATCTGCGGCTATCCTATTGGTGGGCACGCCGTAAAAAATGCGTAGGGAGATACACACATGAAGCGTGATTTTTTGGAAAGTTTGGGGCTTGAATCCGAAGTAATCGACAAGATTATGAAAGAGAACGGCAAGGATATTGAGGGCGCAAAAGCGAAGTTTTCGGACTATGACGACATCAAGAAACAGCTTGAAACCGCCA